ATTTTTTCTTCTGTAAACCTGCTTTTACGCATTCTGGTATCTCCTTTCTTTCATTTTACTCGGGAGATACCAAGTTTTAAACCGTTACTTTTTAGGGGGTCATGTCATAGATTTGAAACACAACAAGAAGCAATTAATACTGGCAAACAATATTGTCAAAACCAACAGTCCGAGCTATTTATTCATGGCAGAAACGGACAGATAAGGGAACGTAACAGCTACGGAAATGATCCTTTTCCACCTCGTGGCTAGTTAGTTCCCTCTTGAATCTGGGAGTAGTTGCAGCTACTCCCTTTTTTAATTATAACTCTATTATTTCTCTTTTTAAACCCTAAGCCGCACATAAAATAATGCTTTTAGCTTCTTCAACCAGTTCTAATGCTTCATTAAGTGCAATTTTAGCATCCTCAATAGAAACATGAGGCTTTAACTGATTTATTATGTTAGCCCTTTCAGTCAAATCAGAATTAGGTGCCTTATGTTTAATAACATAATAGGCTGTAGCCAACTTTTCTAATTTTGAAACCGAACTATTACTAAGCTTTTCGGTAATAAAATTGATCTGATTTTTATATTCTTCAGTAATTCTGGGGTATGTATCCTTGATTTGCTTGCTTGTAAGACCTGGAGATATACACGAACCATAGGGATATGTAGATTTAGATTGCAGGATAAGATCTGCTTGCATTGCATTTAAGATATCTTTTAAATCAAATGAATAAGGGCCGTGTTTATAAAGAATGAAATCAATCTCTAGAGGAACATTTAAAAGTTCTTGAAGGAAGTAAGCAGCTTTTTGAATATGAGTTTCACCACACCAGCTTCCATTGCATTGGAGATCCTCAATCAAACCCAATATTACAGCTTCTCTTTGTCTTCCAATCATTAATTATTATCCTCCTTTAATTCAGTAATTTTATTTTCAAGGATAGAATTTTTATTTTCTTCTATATACTTTTTTACTTCATCTTTTATTTCAGGATTGGCAAAAATAAAGTTAGTAGTTAAATCAGGAGTGTTACAAAGAATATCAGAAACATCAGTAGAATTTTTAATTTTATTACTATCATCATCTAAAACAGGGAATTCCAGCTTACCACCTTTTTTGCCATAATTGTCTTTTTTGATATTTTCTACTCCATATTGATTAATCAAATTTTCATACAAAACTTGAAGTGCATCAATATTTTTTTCCAAATCTTGTTTGGAAACTTCATAAACCTTTTTAAAGTGTTTTCTATACACTAATCTTTTTGCTTCTTCGTGTGCAGACTCACTATTATCTTTAGCTGCTTTTAATAAGGCTGCAGAGACTTCATTGTCAGTTAAGCGTATATGTGCTTCCAAATCATTCTGAAACTTTCCTCCTTGAAGCCATTTTTTCAGAAAATCTACTAGATGTAAGTCATAAACCCTTCTTACCGAGTGGAGATAAAGCTGGGAAAACATATAATATCTAGCCAAACAAAAAGCTTCAGCTGAATGAATTCCACCTTCTTCTATTCCTAAAGTTGGTTCAGATTCATTTTCTGATTTAGGAAGAATTCGGAGAGTATCAATTAACCTGTATTGATCAAATTTTCCATAAGCTACTCCTGCATGATAAGAATCCCTGAGTAAATAATCCATTCTATCAACTCCAAAAGCATCACCAGTTATAATTTCAGACATAATTGCCTCAAAATTACTATATTCAATAGTCTTATCTTCTTTTTGGTAATCTTTTGGTTTTAATGCTAATTTTGCAACATCTTTTGGCTGGAGCTTTAGTTTATCCTTGAGTATATTTGAAATCTCACTATCTAATATAAGCTTCAAAGTAAATGTTTCATGAGTTTTACCTTCTGGTAATAATTCTTCTGCTGCATGTGAAAAAGGGAAATGACCTATGTCATGACATAAAGCAGCAGCACGAAGGGTTTTTCTCCATATATGTAAGTCTTCTGTCTTTAGTGCATCTCTGATCTGATCATGATAAACATTGTCAGGATTTGTTATTACATCAAATACTCTAGTTGCAAGTTCAAGTGTACCAAGAGAGTGCTCAAATCTTTTATGAGTAGCACTGGGATAGATCAAATATGTTGTTGCAAGTTGTGTAATATTCCTAAGTCTTTGAAATGGTTGCGAATCCAGAATATTTCGTTCATTAATATCTAAACGAATAAAATTGCAAATAGGATCCCTTATCTCATGATATTTTTTAACCATACCTATTTAAAATACCTGAAATATTACTTAATTGGCAAACATGTGACATTTTATTCTAAAATAACAAATTAGCTTTAATAACCTCTTTTATCTCCTCAACAGCATCATCACCCAGCGTTAAATATGGTCTGGCGGGGATTTTAACCTTTTTCTTTCTGCCAGCATTACCGCCAAATTGATGAATAGCCGCATATTTCTTATTCGTTCCTACAATTGCATAATCATCCCCATATTCTGAAGTTATTGAAGGAGCCAAACCTCCCTGTGATTTTTGTAGGATCATCCCCGGCCACTTGCCCTCTTTCTTCCGTTGTTTCTTTGTAACCTCCGCTAAATCCTTCCATTTTGGCCTGCCCTGCTGGGCAAAGTTTTCTTCGACAGAATCCATCATAATGCCGGCAATATTCCTCATTACCGGTCTGAGATTCTGCGTCTTCTCTGAAAGTCTTTTGAGGGCTTTCAATATCTCTTCATTATCAACCTTTATTTTAATAGGATCAGTCATTTTTCTTGTCTTTGATGGGATAATTAGCAATCAATAACTCTTTAAAGGTCTTGTTTTTCTGGGTGACGTTGTTAATACCGTTTAGCCTCTCCACCTCGATCATTTCATAGCCTTTGTAAAGCTCTCTGACTTTTTCCGAGTCATCATAGGAGAGAAGAAACCTGCCAGTAATATTTTTCAGGATATTTCTAAGCCTTTTGTGATCAAAATCTCCTGTGGAAACAATGTCATAGCCAGCCCCGACAGTATAAGGCGGATCGCAATAAAAGAAAGATTTATCGTGATCATAGGATTTTATGAACTTTTCAAAGTCCTGGTTTTCTATGAGCACCTTATCAAGCCTGGCGTGGATAGCTTCAATTCTTTTAGTAATATTAATATGGCTTTTTGTGGCCCCGCCAGTGGCTCTTTTAACAGTGCCAAAGTTAGTCCCTCTGCCGCCAAAGGATCGAGAGATCAGGAACATAAATCTTGCTGCTTTTTGAATATCCGTCATCCCAGGATTTTGAATCGTCTGTAAAAATAACTCCCTGCTGGAGAGCATAAAATTCATTTCTCTAATGAGCTCATCCGGGTGGTATTTAACAACCCTGAATAAATTGACAAGCCTGCTATCCAGATCGTTATAAACTTCAAGATCCGCCCATTTCTCTTTATAAAACAGAACCCACCCTGCACCCCCAAACGGCTCCAGGTAGGATATGATGTTTTTCGGCACCAGCGGCTCGATGGTCTTTCTTAAAAGTCTTTTACCGCCGACCCAGTTAATCAGGTGTTTTGAAGTGACTGCCATGTTAATTATCTCCTATTTGAAACGTTTTACCGGGGTTATAGCTCCAGCCCACATCGGGGGAAATTTTCTTGAGCGTGATGGGATCTGTATAAACGGTGACTTGAGCTTTTTGGTCTGTCTTTTTGGATATTTCTCGTTCTTCAGTGGAAAGAAGCCCTTGAGAGGTTTGCACCCTTAATTGTCTGGTTTGCAGGTTTTTCTCAGAAAGAGCCCTGACCCGACAGCGACATCCCCAGCCATTCGGTGGGTAAAAGCTCTCCCAGAAAGGATCATCATAGCGAAAGATTTTACCGTTTAGTATTCTGTGCGACGGGCGAGTTTTGGCATCAATTACCGCAACATATTGCCAGTATGGGCGGTTATCGACGTTATCCATCTGATCTTTGTACCTGCCGGACATATAGGAGGTTTGAAGGTTTGTTCTGTAAATCGTTTTCAGTCTCCAGGGAGAGCCAAGTTGAACTTCTTCGATTGACTCTCCATCACCGAGTGCGACTTTGCCCCACCAGCCTTTGGCTTTTAATTTGGGCTCCAATTCTTTTTGAAAGTCTCTCAGGGTAATCCCTTCTTCGAGTGATTTGGTGACCATCTCCCGTATGTCATCGAGGATATCCTGCCGCATCACTTTAGCGACGGTAAAGGCTTTTATGTGTGCTTCCTGCCAGATTTCAAACCAGTTCCAGCTAAACTTATACCCTTTTGATTTCAGGTATTCGATGGCTTTTTTAGGAGCTAAGCCGATCATAAATTTCAAATCAATCTTTGCCATTCAGCCTCCCGAAGATTTCACTGATGAAAATTGCTCTGGCGAGGGTCTCCTGGAATTTTTTGTCATCCATATCAGGGTAAGCTGTCGCAATAATTTCCATCATCTGTTCATAAGATTCAGCCTTCTTAAGCTTGCTTATAAGAGGCTTAAGAATAGGGTTGATTTGCTTTTGCAGGAGCTCAGGAGTGAATGCATTGATGGCTTGATCAAGTTGTTGTTGAGGGTCGTTGTTAGATCCTTCGCTCTGCTCAGGATGACGAGAAAAAAGAGCAACCGGGGAGACTTGTTCAGAAAAGTTTTGTTTTTGACTGTTTTGTGTGTCAGAAGATATTTCGAAGTCGTCATCTTCCAGCCCGTAGGCTTTCTGGTAATATGACTTGGAGAACTTCACCCCTGTGTTGGTGAGAATCTGGTCTCTTTCTGCGAGTGCTTTGTCTACGTCTTCTTCCTGCCAGAGGTCGAAGTAAGGAAGGTCACCAGAAGAGAAATTGAGTTCGCAGATCCAGAAAACGAGCTGATTCAGGGTTTTTTTGACCAGGCGTTTATCGGCGTCTATAATATCTTTTCTGACATCCTGATGAGTTTTTGATGCCGCATAACTGCCTTTATCGCCGACCTCTGTGGTGAGAGTCTGGCCTAAAATAGCCTTTGATATTTCTTGATTGCAATGCTGGATGAGTTTTTCGTATATATCCGCACTGGCTCCTTTGCCACCGGCTTCCTGAATTTCCACGGAGCTATCATCAGGAATAACGGCAATAGCATCTTGCACCATATTTTCCAATTTTTCAGCGAGTTCTTCAGTGGCATCAGAGTCGTTCTGCCGTGGGTGTTTGCCGATCAAAAAGGGCATGCCGTATTTTTCCGTGAAGGTAACCCAGAATTTCAGGCCACCTTTTTTGAATGTAGCAGGCCAGAAGCAGCGAGATAACACACGTTCGCCATAAGGGTTATTATAGCTCGGGTTATATTGCGGGCACAAGAATTTGTATTCAGGTATTATTTGGCCATTTTGCCTGTTAGTTTTTGAAATGAACCGGAGTTTGTTTTCACTATCAAACGCAAACCATTCAGGCGGTTTGCCAATGATATCAACCGGCAATATGAGATTGCCGCTTTTTTGCCATATAATTTCCAGAGGCTGGTAGCCCCAGAATGGAGCATCAAGTATTTCAGATATTATTTTATAGATATCCAGGTCTTGAAATATTTTAGCTATGGTTTTGGCCTGATTG